GGTCGCCATGAACTATCCTTTAATTTCAACCACTTGATCTGGATCAGCGTACTTCCACAAGAATCCGCTCTTTGGATCTCCCGAATAGAGAGAACGTTGAATCGATGACATGCTCGACCCAGTCGACGCAACAGCGATCTTGATCGATGTGTACATCGCTAGTTCTTCACCCAAAACGCTACACTGAACAACTGCTCGAGAACGTGCCTGACGAATTTTGTCCTTGACAGCATCCGGCATCGCCTTGCCTTTGCCAGCGATGCTCAAAAGCTCACGCGTTCTAGGACTAACAATACGACCACGTGATTTCTCACCTATCCTAGATCTTGTTTCAGCAGAATGCCGATATCCGGACGTTAATAGCCCTGCACTAATGTTCTTTCTTTGTTCTTCAGTGCGTTTTTTCCCACGATTCGCTGCAGCACGTAACTCGATCGCCTCTTGTGAGACGATCCGATCCTTTGCTCGAGCGCTCATCTTCGCTCGTGTTTCCTCAGAATGTTTTCGACCAAGAGCCCTTTGCCTGATCTTCTCTCGACTTTCCTCAGAGAACTCATAGCCTAGCAATCCGCCGTCGCCACCCAACGTAAGATTATACCCACCCTGTGAAACGTGCGTACGCAATCGATCAATCCAGTACATTTCACGTTGACCCAATATCGATTGATCACACTCTTCGAGGATCGATCTTTCAAATGTTTCAGGTCCGTATTTTTTGATTGCACGACACACCAACATCCCGTTGTCGCCCCGGCGAGCGCTTCCAACATGTCCTCTCCAACGAACATCAAATGGCTGCACTGTCTTACCAACGTACTGCTTGCCATTTTCTTTGTTAGTGAGAAGGTATACGATTGCCACAAATTTCCTCGTATTGATCACTAGCTAGTTGAACGTTGTGTAACTATACACAATCATCAGGCACCAGACTTTGTTCTGATGAACGTCGGTTCGTACTCTGGCCAGATCTCCTTGATCTGTTTCAGGATCGGGCGCGTTAACGAAAAGAGACATATTCCTCGTCTGGGTACTCAGTTTCCCAGATGTACCAGCCCGGACCTTCGGCACCCTTGTCACTCAACTTGACAGTGATTTCAGTAGGTTCGGTCATAGGTTCTTGTCAATGATGACTGCAATGTCACGCACTGCTCCCGATTGCACACCCGTGATCTTGACAAAGGCTTTGATCCTGGACTTGTTGGCTGTCGTGCCATAAACCGCAAACAGTGCATCAGTCAACGACTTGACGCTCAGGGTGAATTGTACCGTCGAACCTCCAAACGCGTTCTCAGCAGGAGAACGCGTCAAGATGTACGTAGCACGTTGTTGACCGTCGACGTTGACAGGCGTCTGGCGCAACACTTGAACAAAGAGATTGGGAACCTCGACGATGAACGTTTGGTCGCGGAGCTCCACGTCGATCGTGGTTTCATTCTGGATCGTCTGTTCGATCGTCGCAGTCGCTGTCTTCTGTTGGTTACGTCCCAACGTGATCTGGCTGTTAGTGCCATCAACGTTAGCGTCACCCGATAGCGACAGGGTTGGCAAGCGCAACAGGTTCGGATTTGACACGCTAACAAGCTTATACTTCTGCGAATGCGACTGATTGGTCAGGCCCTCGAGCACAGGGGTGTTCTTTTCAATCTTTTCTTTGCCCACTGTCCGACCGTACTTGCTGATGATAACATAGTTGACCTCATCATCGCCTAATGCAAACTTGTGAAGCGAAAAGCTGCCATCATTGCGTGCAAGGAACTGTCGGCCTAGGTCGGTCAGGACAGCGTCCAAAATGATGTTGTTTGTCGATGAATCCAGAAAACCGATGTTACACCTCAACCCCGTCTGCGGTCTGACCGCCTGCTAGAATGTACTGCCATAGGTATCTCATGCGTGCGCCGCAGTAACCGCAAAGTTCATCACTTGCCCAACACCGGTACCGATCGTTGGTTCTTTGGCTTACCCAGTAGGACCTCGGGACGTGAGATTGCATCAGTTGAACGTACGTGATCATCGATATTGACGTTGATCGTTACTGACTTTTGGCTATCGACGTTGATGAACTGCACCCGATAACTCCCACCACGCTGCGTGGTGGCAATGACGGGTTGCATTCGATTTTCATCATCATAGACATAGTAAAACTCAGGATTGAAGTACAGACGCATGCGTTTGCTGTTCGGCCCAGACACTTTGATAGTATCAACAAATGCATCAGCCTCGAGGTACATGTTTGGATACGGCTTGGGAGCGCCCGCATGCGACACCAGACGTTTGTTCAACCTGTTCTTGAACTGATCAAACCAGATCTCGAACTGTGATGAGTACGCAGACGTTAGGCCATGCGCATCGCAGCTGCAAACAGCATACATGTACCGACTATCGACAGTGAAATCATCGTCAAAGTAGAAGGTTGCTGGAGACGACAGCCTCTCAACTAACGTTGGATCAGGTTGTTCTTTGTCAGGAACCCTGACATCAGAATCGTCAAAATCATACACTTTGATCAGCTCGAACGGATGATCGACTGACTGTCGACGAAAGACCTGGAACTTCTTGATGTCACGTTGGGAGTTTGGTGGAAACGTCCAGTGCACCATCAGGCTACCCGGGATGCCCGTTCCTGCTAATGGCGTCCCTGTCTCAGGATCGTGGTCCGCAGTCGTCGGATTGATACGTTCATAATCCCACGTGAAGCTTAAGTCTGTTGGAGGCGGTGGGGCGACGAGTTCAACAGTACGTACGTTGACTCGAGTCGATGGTTTGCTGCTGACCAAGACCTTTAGCATCGCTACATCACCCGTATCATCATCAATCGCCGGTATTGTGAACTGCGCGACCGTCCTGACGCTGTAGGTGTACGTTGCGTTGTACTTGACCCTGAAGTCAGTCGTTGTTGTCACATGAGGATTATCGATGATGATGGGAGCGTGAGCACGAGTCTGACCGTTTTCTAGGTGCTCCACTTTGTCGATGATATAACCAACGATCTGTGGACCGCGATGATCAGAATGATGTGCTGTGTTCTTAGCGTGGACAGAAACAAATGGCACATAGGTCTTATAGTCGTCATCAGACACTTGCGCAGTCGAACGTTGACTGACCTGATTCTTAGCTTTTTTTGCTAACTGGTGCGTGCTCTGCATCTCAGTTGTAAACTGAGCGTATGGGTCTTGAATGGTCCTGCCCGTGATCCCATGAAATAACTTGCTATTGATCTGAGCGCTTGTTGTCACTTCCTTCAGACGCCTGAAATACTGGTTCGTCAGTCTTTTTCCAGAAGCTGCATAAAACCGAGCACCGGTGCCTCGAGAAGGCAATGTTAAGGCTTTGTATGCTAAGTGGGGCTTGATCTGTTGTGGCAACAATGCATGTAACTTTGCTGCAGCCTTAGTGTGGCTGACGTCAAGGTCATGCTCTTGTTGATCGTCTAGCGTATGTTGGACAAACGATCCGGAGACGAGGTAGTGAACCTTGTCGTCGATCTCGCTGTCATTGAAGCTGACTGCCACAAAGTTACCCACGGCAAAATCATCCTCAGTGACGACCTTATCGATGTTGTCACTGATCAACGAACCACGTTGAATGTTGGAATCCAACAATGCATTCTCTCGCGACGAGGCTTCAGCAAAGCGCCCTGGAGACGTCAGTTGAGGTTTACTAAAGGTGAACGTCACGTACCTAGCGGCACGTGTCAAGGCATACTGCATGAATCCCGTGTCGATCTCAGTTCCAGACCTTTGCAAAAACGCAGATGGGATCCCACCAGTCTCTGACGTACTCTCATCACTGACAAAAAAATTGTAGACAAATTGTGCCTCAAATCGCTTGATCTCAGGCACATCGACCGAATAGACCTCACGTGAAGGCAATGAAACGACCATGGTTACGTGTACCTCAATCCTCGTCAAACGTCTCGATGGTCACAAAGTACTTCTCAAACGAAAGATCACCGTCGTTCTTGTCACGATCGCGGAAACGATAGACGTTAACGTTTGGCGCTGAACGTGATTGAACGAAGGCTCGCGAGCCAGCAGGTACTCTACCTCCAGCAGACATCCGGAGCTGTGTCTGATCGTTCTCCAACGCAGGCTGCACGTCGCCGCGACTGATCAGTTGTTCTAGCGCGCGCTTGCCTTGCGGCGTCTTAACAGTTGAATCATAATCGATCTCAAATTCATCTGGGTCGATGATCAAATTGAAAACTCGATCAAACTGCTTCGGGCGTAGCAACCGTCGTGAAGCAACTAACGGGTTCGACAACGTTGAGTGCATCTTGATCAGGTTTGATGCGTTCTGCAGGCTGTGAAACATCGCGGGCACGTGCTTCGAAGATAAGGAATTTAACGCCTGCGATGTAGCGCCATCGATCGCTTGTTGTTCACGAGTCTGCGCTGGAGACGCTGGTGAGGTTGCGGCCATGAACTGCGATCGTACACTGACAGAACCAGCGATCCCAGCAGCATTTGACAGGTTGTTATGTTTGGCCGTGCTCGTGAATAACACACCGTCAGCAACTGGACCCGTAGAGGTCGATGTCCCACCTTTGACTTTTGTCGTCAGGTCGTGTACAACGTGATCGACAACGGTTTTTGTGAAATCTGCATCAAGCTGAGCATCGGCATCAACTACGTCGAATTGGTGATCACCGACATTAATCCCCATCAACGTGCGGAGGTATACCTCCAACAGATAGCTCATGACATGATTCTGTGCTAGTTCATCTTTCTGATCGTCTGACAAGAATGAATACGCATTGTCAATGAAAGACGACTTGCTGCTGCGCGGCACAGTAGCACCGCCTACCTGCCAATAAGTGACATCAGTAGCTAAGCGTAGGCCTAGGCCAAAGTCTCGTGTCGGTACAACAGAAACAACGTCGTCGAGAGTGGGCCGGTCTGGTACGTCTAAAAACTGTGAATCATCACGTACTGGAAACCGCGACATCTCAAACAAGAAACGCTTGGGTCGGTAGATGACATCACTATTCTCAACGTCAATCTTGTAGACAGCAACCTTGACGACATCTTTTTGCTTCGGCGCAGTGACATTGTTCTTGACGTTATCAATCACAACACGCTGTTTAATACGCTGTGTGAAGCCCAATGGCACTCCAACCGACAAAACCTTCTTGTTGTAGCCTTTCCTAGACGCAAATCTGTCGCCGCTAAATGCGCCAAACAACACATTTCGCAGCATCGGTGTCACAACTGAATCATCTAACAGCTTGAACTCTAACTCTTCATCGAGCGCCTTGCTTGACTGCGTTCGTTCGACTGTCGACAACCGTGACGATATGTCGTGAACGGTCGAGGCCAACAACATGATCTGTTGTTCAGTGAACAACAGGCGCAATAACGTCGAATCATTGACGACGGCTGAGATCTCTTGTAACTTCGACATCGCAGATGGACTCTGCAGATAGTTCGAATAGCCACGGATCGAATCACCTAAGCGTGACAGTGTTCCCAAGACAGCATACATCGTCTGTTGGACCAAAGCTGTTTCCTTGGTCAACCTTGTCAATAGCTCACCATACGAACCTTTATGGTTCATTGATGATCGAGCGATGACAAGCGTAAAGTTACCTTGCAGGAACGTCGATGGACCGGTGTTGCTAGCAACGATCGTCTGGTTTCCAAACGCGTCAATCGTCTGCACCAACATGTCAAAGGCAGCCATCATGACTAGCGTGTCGAGGTAACCGCTGTACCTGGTTCGCTTGTCAACAAAGAGATGTGAATTTCGAAATGCCAACAACAGTTGGTTCATGAACCCAGACACTAGCTTAGTGATTGGAGTCATCGTTTTGATAGCTGACTTAAGGGCGTCGACAGTTAAGTTGTTGGCCCCAGCGTCGTTCAACTGCGTGCCGGTTGACGTCTGTGGCACAGCATCTTTGATGATGGTGACCAATCGATCGATGAGATAGTCAGCGGTTGGTGTGTTATCAGCACTAAACATCGATGGTAACAAGTCGATCCCTGAATCCTTGTACACACGCATCACATGCATCATAGTGTACATGAATAGGATCGTTTTTACGCGGTTGTCGTGTGCTGCAAAAGAGTACACAGCAACCATCTTGTCCTTGACGAACGCTTGTTGTACTTCACCCGTTTGTTGATTGAGGATCGGATCAACGATAGACCTGATCAGGTCACGAGGACTGGCTACGGTCGACTCATAACTGGTCTTTTCTTTGTCATCCGGATCATACGCTTTTGTTCCAAGCAAATTCATGCCAGCGGTAACGATCGACAGGTGACGGTGGATCTGTTCAAGCTGTTGCGACAATTCATCGAATTGAGTTGTGTTGAACGCCCGGCCATCTGTATCCAACACAGAATCAACGTAGTATTCAGACCCAGGCGTCAGCGTACCGTTAACACCATCGACATACTTGGGTTCGAACGTCAAGACAGCAACCCTTGGAGAGACCTGGCGTTGGGCGATGCCTGTCAACGATCCTTGGTTTGCTCCAGGGATGTCCGCGATGTTGTTGCCAACCTCACCTATGATCGCTTCGATCGCTCCGAGGTTTCCGGTAGGTTGCACTGAATACCCAAACCCTTCTTGCAGCGAACGCTGTACCTCGCGTTGTCCGAGTCCCCAAGAATAGCGAAATTCCTTAGAGACAAGGTTGGCAAGGGCTGCTAGACGAGCGTTTGTCGATTTGAAGTGCACATCACGGTACAAGGCCTGCCAAGCCTGGTTTATGTGCGCAATCATCTGTGCTGCATCAACGATCTGCGCAGATGCGATTGAATCAATCGAAGGCAAATCAGGGGGCGTCCTGTTGATCCCAAAGTGCTTAACGTTGTTCTTGGTGACCGTTGTAGCATTGTTATCGCTTCGCTGACGCTGAACATCTGCATCGATGAATTCGAGCGAGTGAAAATGCAGCATGTCGCGGAGTTCGATCAACAACTGTAACCAAATCTTTGTCGATGTGAACTGACGCCTGACACTGGCTTCTCGGTAGCCCAAACGAACCAAGACGTCAACAAGACCGTATTGATCTGGCATGTATCGTTTAGCGATGTCAACAAGATAGCTGTCCTGAACGCTCGACCTGACAGCAGTGTAGCTGCCAACATGTTCTCGAGCGATCTTCACTGGATCGATAACGTGACCAACGTCACGCACATCAAGTTGTGACTTGATGCGATCGAGGCTCTTGATGACATCAAACAAAAATGTCGTTGAATCGCGGAGGGCCAACAGGCTTGCGTCTGTCTCACGAAACCTCGATGATATGAGTGATTTGAACGCTGGGTAGCGTTCACGAAGCTTTTGCACCAATTGACGAGTGTTTGCATGTTGGAGCGAACGTATCTGGACTTGTGCATCAACGTAACGCCCAGCGTCAGTCATCAAGGCATCAGACCCGCTGTTTTTAATGCGTTCCAGAAACGCTGGGCCGGCTAAAGAAACATCGTGCTCAAACAATGGCAAGAAATCCGCCAACATGACGATCTCAGGACGTTCATGTGATATGCCCGTTAATCGCTCATAGGGCTCAAATTTCTTGGTTGGCAATGTCGACTTGCCTAATTCGTGAAAGCCCTTGGGTTCGAGTTGCAATGCATATGATGGCAACACAGAGTTGAGCTTGGCCTGCAATGCTGGCAACACAAACGCTGCATCAGTCTTAATTGACGTTGCAATACCCACCAACGTTGGATCGCTGGTACGCTTAACTTCCCCCGTCGACACGTTGAACGTAGCAACCTTCAACGAAGCTTGTGATGCCGGGATGGGGGCCAAAGCGTTCTGAACGGTCTGTGTCGATTGGATCTTGGGAGAATAAGAGATGTCCTCTGTCACCGGTTGGACCTGGACGTTGCCTAGTTTGGCTAGCGATCCGTTGTTCGCCTTAAGTGTTTTCAGCATTAGCGTCTCAGACAGTGACAGCGTTCGTCGCTACCGACGTACCGGTGTGGTAATCATTAAAAACAGGTACGATTACATATGAAAAGCTGCCAGAATCTCGCCCTTCCAACGAGTGGACGTACTGACAATTACCGTACTCAAACTCCGAATGAACCTTTCCAACGACAGTCCTCACTCCGTCCTGGTCCTTCATGACAAGAAAGTGATCGACCTGGTCGATCGACCCGTTAACCTTCCACGCCAGTACGTTAGTGAACCTGTCAAAACGTGACACGCTAGCGTCAACGATCGACGCTTGTTCTTGGTCAAACGACACTTCGAACGACACAACTGTTCCCAATGCACCGTGCGACATCGCCTCCTTTGAGTAGCGCGTCCGTAGCCCAGCCGACGTCACAATGTTACCACGTTTCAATGCAATGGGATGCATGAACTTTGCCGGATTGAACCTGAATGATTTTTTAGTGGTGGGATCAATGCCTTCCTTCTTCAGGCTTTCAAACATTGTCTCGGGACTTCGTAGAAGGGCTGTGACCTCATATCGATACCTGTGTCCCAACTTGAGTGGGTCAATGGCTTGGTTCTTACGTAAATCGCGGTCGTTAAAATTAGACGTGGTGATGATCCCAAAGTCATCACGAACACCTGTCGTCAGGTCGACGCGCTGAACGCTGTGAGCGATCAAGCTCTTGAGGAACTCTCTCTCCCGCAACACATCATTTTTGAACAGTTCGTAGATGTCTTGACGTTGCAGCAGCGTCTTAACAACATCGATTCCAGTGTCAATGACGTTCGTAGCAACAGTGAACGTAACGTTGGCATCGTTGAGTTGGTCAACAACCAGGTTTTCGATCCGAGTATCAACCTTACCCGGCGTCGGATCAATGAACTCGATGGTAACGTTACCAGCTAAGCTAGACGTGCCAGATCGGTGCACCAACCGTGCAACATACTCATAGATGTTACCTGACTTAACGTTGTTGTCGATCACTGAAACGTGATCGATCGTTCGAATTGAATCGTCAATGAGTTGTAGGTCACCACCCACGTTTGTGTAGCCCGACTCGTACGTTGTCATGTTACGAACCAAAAATTCAATCGCAACAACCGTAGGGGGGATGTGACGAGCTTCAATCTTCATGCCGGTGTCAACCGCGTAAGCTGTCAACGACAACGCATTGATCGGCTGGTAGCGTTTTGGATTCAAGACGACGTTGGTGAACTCAAATCCATCAGTTCCCTGGGCACCAACGGGCACTACGCGGTAGATGACTGTTGATGATTGCGGGTCATCTACTTGTACGAGAAGCGACTGCTGCTCGCTCTTGACAGGAAACGTCCCGACAAAGACGTAGTCCTCTGATCCCACGACAGCACGACTAATTTGCTTTTGGAACACTTTTACTGCAACCGCACGTGGATCGACTTGTTTGATCTCTAGGTTGGCACGTGAAGACACTTCCGACCGTGTAACAGTGACGATCGGAGGCAACTTCGGAGTGTTGTACAATTGAAAGTGTCTAGCGACGTCGAGTTGCTTGATAACAGTGTCAATGGCCAAACCCGTGTCACTAGCGATTAGGTCGAATTTGACAAAGAAATGATAGTTGTCATCACCATCGAGCCGACGGGCGAAGCGTGGCAAGGTGATGACAACTGGAACTTCTACGTTTTCTTCGACTTCGGACACAAGGATCTCAACACGTGAACTATCGCTCAGTTGCGTCGTATCGTTTGGCCTAACCTGTGACTGAGCTGGGAAAAGATGATGGTTCATCACTAACGACAACGGGCTATATTCAACGTCACGCATGCGTGACGGTCTCAGCGTTCCCTGTATTGAGTCGGTTGCTGTGATGCTACGCGGTGTTAGTTGCGCAATGTGTGATGGATCGATGCCCTGACGGACGATCATGTCATGCATGACAACCTTTGTGTCAATATCGAGCGATGCCGAATTGACTGACACGACGTCAGTGATCGATGAATGTGCTAAAACATTCAAGACTGGACGCACCTCGGCTCGGTCCTTGATTGAACCGACCGAGACGACTTTCAAACGTGTCTTCCTCAGCTGTTGAATGTCGCTCGGGTTGACACCGGCACGAAGCTGACCCACAATCTCATTATTGATCTTTGCAGTGATGTCACTACGTTTTGCCGCGACAATAAAACCTTCCTGTTGTTTGACAGCGCTCTTTGCGTTGGTCACCTGGCTTCTGATGTTGTCAACCAGGGCCTTCGTATCGAGCGATCCCGGCAACAACGTCGGTCGATTGACGGTCTTTGAAAACGTGCTGACATTGACCGAGAGCGCGCGCCGCTGCACGGCGCTGCTGGGTGACACTGTGTAGTAAAAAACAAAGTCAACATCACCGTTATCGTGGATGGTGCGCAAGTGTGCGAAGTCATCGTCAACATGAAGCAACTTGAAGCGTCGATCATAGTGAAAATACATGTTTGATCACCCAAAGACCAACGTAAACAGATGCACAAAGGTGTTTGTCTCGTTGTCATCGACCAACACCTTGCCTACAAAGAATGCATGCTTCACTGTGCCCTTGTAAACGTACCTGCCATAATCAATGACATCAAGCTTTTTGAGCGTATCATGTTCTAGCTCAAACACTTGACCGACTAAACGGTTATCACGTGACGTCGGGTCAAACGTCACTACCTTGCTAAATCCAGTCTTCTCAAAGTGAAGCAGTTCATGCTCAAGCTGAGCGGGTGTCAATCCTTCAGGATTTGTCTTCCCCCAAGGACGGTAATTACCTAAACGATACCGAGCAACGTCATTGCTGGTCTTGTCCACACCTTCTTGTTTGATCTTGTTGACAGGCGGTAGGAATCGAAAATTCTTCAATTTGCTCAAACGAACATCATTGAACAGGCTTTCCATCCCAGCCAGGTGTACAGCGTGGTCATCAACGTTCTTTAGAGGTCTGTCGTTGTTGATCGTGAAACTGATGTTGGGATTACCCACTGCAAACCCATCATCTTCGAAGATCTGGTCACGGGTTCCAATCAACCGTAGCTTAGTGAAGTTGTCGATCGATGATGCCAACAATGTTCCCGCAGTTGATGCGAACTGTTCACCCGACAACAACGACATACCTTGGTTCGAACCCGATAAGATCGCTTCTTCTGACGCATCAAACGAGTAAGAAATGATCTGACCGTTTTTGATCTGCAACCCGGACCCATTAGCGAATGAACCTAGGCGACCGGAATCATCTGCTTCAAACGTAATGTTATCCTGCGGCAGATTGCTATTTTCCAAATAGACACGAACAGAAGCGTCAGCTGAACCGCTGACCAGGTCGGCGGCATAGTACGTAGACCCATCAGTGAACGAAACGTGTTCAACCTTGAGTTTCCCAGACGCAAGTTGTCGACGACCCTCACAGGTAACCGTAACATCCATGATCCGAGACTTAGCGTCTAAAAGCCCACTCATCAAACGACAAATATACGACTGGGTGTGAGCATAGGCTACCTCCGCACAAAACGAACCCTCACGGGTTGTTGCCGTGTGAACGAATATGCTTTTCGAAAGCGTGTTACGTCTCGTGCTCGAGAATCAGCTTCTTCACTTTCAACAGTGACTGATTCAGGAAAGTACTCCCACGTAACAGACTCAATGCCTTGCAACGGACTAGGATTGTCTGCGGAGGCAGTGGATTTGTTTCGTTCTTCAGACGGGATCTCATAAAAATCGACAACAGATGTCGATACGAACTCAGACTCTCCTGGCTGCAACAACAGAGGCTGCGTCAAAAACACATCGGAAACACCGGTCCATGAGACGCTCGAACTATACAACGCTAACGACGGGATCGAAACCAACAATGTATCCTGACTACTCAACGATTCATTCAGACCCGTAACAGCAATGAATGGAACAGGAGTCACAATTGCATTGTCTTGTGATGCATACCAATCGATTCGGGACAGCTTATGAACGTCAAGCGATGAACTAACGTTGCCAGTTAACGTTGGAACTACGATGAGTGAAGCTGATGGCATTTTAACCCGATGATCAAGGTGAAATCGAGCCTGACCAAGGAACGTATATCCCTGCGCTGGTGTGCAACCACGTCTTGTTTGGACTGGGCGACGTCATGAACAGATTAGCATTCTCTCGACCACGCCTAGCGAAAGGAAATCGGCCTAGGCGACGACACTCCAGTGAGATCTTTGACGATTGAGCTGCCTCCCCGACAGCATCCCACGTCCCAGCAATCAAGTCCCATGAGTACAATTCAGTGCCCAACGCTATCGAAGAATCACGAGCCGAAGCAGCGTGCATAATCGACGAATCGATGGCATTCTGTGACAGATAGCAGTACGACGATGGAACACAAGTGATGGGTTGATTCGACAAACCGAAAGCGACACCCATCTGACCGTCGACAGCAACCGGGCCCGCCTCCATTTCAATTGAACCAGCCGCACGATCGGTGCTACCGAAGGAAAACAACCTATGAATGTCATCGATGGAGGTTAACGTTTCCTCATCCTCAGGTATGCCAAATGCAACAAGCGAATCGGCGACAGCAGTCGATCCCGCAGATCTAACAATGATCAAACACGTACCCGTGACGCTGTCGCCCCACATGTAATACCGCGGAGGATTGACAGCTGTTGTCGTAGAGATACCGGGTAACCAACCCATGACGCGATTGGGAGACGTTCCCGTCATCGTTTGGTTGTAGAACAAAGGAGGGTGCAGGTGTTGACCCGTCTGCGGAAAGTCTCCATCACTGTTGCCAGCAAACCCTGGAGCGAATGAACAAGCAGCGCCGATACCCTTTGACGCTGTTCCATTAACATCTGTGTTCGTCTCAGCTGCTATCCTGACTTGCCAACCACTAGAGTGTGGACTCTGTAGAATGATTCGAGACGTTGTTGCTACACCGCTGCCGTGGTACTGTGTCGAAGGAGAAGAGTTGGCTCCGGATTGGAAACCTGCAGTGACGGTCGCTTCTGATTCGAAAATGATCCAACTAACATCACCTTCGTTGGGAGGTGTGTCGATCCATTGTCGTCGATCGACTTCAACCGAATTTGTGTTCGAGTCTATACCAACAATCCTGTACAATCCAGAATTGAGCCGACCCACGGTTGAACGCAGCGCGATGATTCGACCGACGTCGTTTCGTGACACGCTATACGTCGTAGGCAACGACACAAATCGCTCCAGGTTCAGACCTAGATTGATCTCAGCAGCTCCACCCGATCCCAACAAGATCGAAGTTGAATCAATGTTAAAATTGGTGTGTCCCACCAACGTAAAACCCAAGACACCCCTAAGAAATAGGGCGCTTATGTACAGTCCGTAAAATCAACTTGACACTGTCGAACTAGTGCCAATCGACCAAAAATAACGACAAATGTGAAGCATTAAAGTCCTGACGCAAACGGGTTATAGGACAACGTTGAGTTATCCCAGGGCCACAACACCCCTGACTGAACCTTGATCCATTCTCCTTGATCGCCAAACCGTTGAAAACGTGGTGCTACCGGCCTGGGCACCCAACGGGCACGGCGCAACCGAAATCTAGAGGCACAATAGCTTCCGATCGAAGTTGAAGGCGTGCCCAACAACATGTCAGAGACCATGAATTTGTTGTTCAACGCATTGAAATACATGCCATTGAACCTTCCCACGTCATAGTTGTTCGGAGCTCCAGATGGATATTGAGTGGCATTGAAATAGTCACCTGTCAGCGAACGAATCATTGATCGTAACGTCACTGTCGAACCATCGCGTGGGTCAACTGCCTTGAATCCACCGCCATACCCATCGATCGAAGACGAAATCGTCAGGCCTGACGTACCCCACGTCATAGCAATGATCGGATTGGGATCAAACGATTGGGGATAGAGGCGCTGAGGTACCTCTAGATGAAAACCTGACGAAAGATCAGAAGCAGCTTGCCACCCACCTTTCACGTGACAAATGATGAAATCCTGTGCACCGATGAGCGACACATGGCCTGTACCTGACAACAATGCATTTGATGTCCAACCGACAGATCCGACAGCGGCGTTGATCTCAGATGAACCATCGGTAAAGAAACCGCTGCTAGACGCCGGCGTCCACGTCCCCAACGGCGAAAGCGTCAGACCGACATTGGGCAGGTTGGACCCAATTGTCGTACGGATACGTGTCCGAACCTGCGACGACAGTTGTCCAGAGTTAACCAATGACGCGCCCCGGAACACCACAACCAAACCGTCAGCGTCAGCAGTGTAACCGGACAAGAACGTAGCAGCATTCAAATCAACGACACGAAACCTGATGTTCGATCGATCTGTCAACGACGGCTTCAGGTTGGAGGGATTGGGTGAACCAGCGGCATTGACATCGATACGAATCGATGATGAATTGATGACTTGTGTGATCGGATAAACGCTGTCTTCGGTTGACTGTGAACTCGATTTCCACATCACGAGCCACTTACCCGCCATCGATCCTGACGTCCAGTTGATGCTGGGAGCCTGAAACACTGATTGACCACTGAACGTCGTACCATCAGACCCAGACGCCAACAACACAGCTGACCCCGATTGCCATCCCGCTGGCATCAAGACTCCGGAGTTAGCAAATCCTCCCGGGACAATCAGGTCGTTGCTGCCGTTGACACAGAATCCCCAGAACTCATACAACAGCTTATGCATCCAGCGAATGGCATCAGTGGCTCCCGTCGGAGTTGACCCTGAGATAGCATGTGCTTTGACGAACTTGGGCGTCAGTTCGTTACCGATCATTTCACACCATTACGCTAAAGAGTCCGTACGGCAACTGAGAATTGTCCCAAGGCCAAACGATCCCCTCAGTGACCATCATCCACTCACCGTTTGCTCCCAATTTTGTGTGTTGTTGGATGGTGCCAGGCACGAATGCAGCACGTCGGACCTGAACACGACCCATCGAGTAACTGAGACCAGATGAACGATGCGCTAAAACGATATCAAATATCGAATACTTACGAGTACGCGGGTTGTAAAAAGCCTGATTGAACCTTAGATCACGTAAGAAAGTAGCGTCACCGCTATCGAGGCTACCGATCGCTGAACCACCATAAAAGATCCCTGTCATCGATTTGGTGCTAGCGTAGTAACGTCGGGTGACGGTATTATCGAGAGCATTTGGACAGATCCAACCAGAACCATAGCTGCAGGGAAGCGTAAACAGCGTCGTTGTCATGCAGCGAGTCGGCGCTATTAATTGACGAAACGACGTCGACACTGCGCAGATGGGATTGGGATCCTTGCTCTGAGGATACAACCGCGTAGGTACCTCGATGTGAAATGTCAAGGGAGACTGAATCGCATCGCCGTGTGATTCACACAAAAGTGCCGCTTGATCAGCGATGAAAGTATAGAAAATCGAACCGCCCGTCGCATTGTACCAGCCCGTACCAGCGCCACCAGACAGTTCAGTGGTCACCACGTCAGGTGGTAGTTCAGGAGTACCATCGGTAAACGAAGTACCGTTCCACGAACCTGATTGTGACAGCGATATCGTCCCAACTGGGACTGAATAACCTGCAGTACGATACGTCAGCTTGGCCTGTGAAAATGCCTGACCAGCGTTGATAGCAGGACCATTGAGCTGAAACACCATGTAGTTTGGTGCCGCAAATCCAGGCAACGTCATCGCAGTCGACATGTCAATGACACGGAAGTTAATTGACGAACGAGTCGTGAAACGTGGGCGGTTAAGACCGGACCCCGACATGGGAGTACCGCCACAATTTGTGTCGACAATGATAGACGAAGAATTGACGACCGACACGATCGGATAGATGCTGTCATCGGTCGACGTCGAACCAGACTGCCACGTCACCAGGTACTTACCTGCCATCGACCCAGACGTCCAGTTGACGCTCGGAGCCTGGAAAACGCTGTCGCCGTAGGTCGTTGATCCGTCAGACCCAGACGCCAACAAACACGAACCTGACTCAAACCCCGCCGGCATGCTGAGGTACGATGCCGTCAATACACCAAGGTTGTTACTGGCAAACCCGCCTGGTGTTCGCAGGCTCGATCCACCATTGACACAGAATCCCCAGAACTCATAGAGCAACTTGAACAAAGCGAGTGAAGGTTGTGTCTGTGAGGCACCGACAGGAACCCGCAAGGCACGCACGAACTTCAGCGTTTTTTCATTTCCCATACAACACCCCTGTCACAGCAGCACTGCTGGGCCTTCCCATGTCAAAAACACTCCGTTAGTAGTGTGGTACCACGATTTTGATGCATCGCTTGTCACTGTCCACGTACCAAAATTGGATCGACCGATCACTGCCATGGGCAAACAACCCATTCGACGAGGTTCATACTGGTACACTGCACCTTGGGGCCATGAGCTCAAAGAATGACCAGACTCTAGTGTCCCGGCCCACAGGTCGACTTTTTGTAACTCCGTGGCGCCCAAGATCGGACTGTCAGCTGCAAGAGATTCATCAAACGGATGTGTCGTAGAGTTCATCGATGCAATCCATGAATAGACAGCCTGCACACATGAAACAGGCTGACCGTTATAGCCAAATGCAACGCCGCAGTTTTTGTCAAGGTCAGCCACGCCATTCTCCCACGACAAGGTTGAGTTTGTAGTCGTTGCACGACCAAACGCAAACAACCGATGAATGGTCCTGGGAGGTAACGGTAACTCATCATCCGTCGCCATCCCAAACCCACACCAACCATCACTGTTGTTGGTGACGTTACGAGTCACAGCAATGATCGAACCTGAAACACTGTCACCCCACATGTACAATCGAACCTGTCCAATGCCAGGATCGGTATTGGTGCTCGAACGCGTATCTCCAGCGACGACCGTTCCAGCGTAATTGGCACTCGACTGATCGAACCACATCGGACCGTGGAGGTGTTCAACCGGTCTAGATGTATCGTATGAACCGCTAGCAAAGTCACCGCTGGAATCACCGTTGAATCCCGGCGCGATGGACGTGAATACATGGTGGTTGGTGCGATCAGTGCTGCTCTCATAACACAGTCTAACTTGCCAGCTAGACGAATGAGGACTTTGTAGGATGATTCGCTTCCCTGGAGCGGCTGCGCGCGTCTTGTACCCGCCAGGACCAAAGGGCGCACTTCCCGTCGTCTGATTTGCGATACCTACGCCGATCTTAGTCTCAGCCTCAAAGACAGACCAGGTCAACGTATTGGTTTCAGCAGGCGGATTTTCCGCAGCACGGTAGTCAACGATGAGCCAATTGCTAGCCGTGTTGACGCTTTGAATTCGAAAGAGCCCAGAATTGTAACGCGGGTTTGCATCACTCCGAAGAGCAAGTATTCGATTGACATCTGCAGAAGACACAAGGTACGATGCTGTCGGAATGCCAACCGCACTGAACGAACCGGTCGATCCAAAATTGATCGAACCACTGTCGCCAGCGCCCTTGAGAAAACTCGAACTGACGATGCTAAAATTGGTGTGACCGACCTGGGTGTATCCGACGGTGCCATAGGCAAAACACGCCATCAAATACATTGACGATGACGGAAACGCCGTCGGTAACGTCAAAAAGTCCCTACAGATATGAATCGCCATCGGTTAGTTGTATCCTACAGTATCAAGGTTTGGCGACGTTGCTGCCGACTTTGATCACTCGGACCTCAGTTGAAGGTTGTCGAAAGTATGAATATGTTTTTCTGTAACGACTTGCATCTTTGTCACTGGTCACCTCAGGTATGTCTGTGACAATCGGATCACTCATTGAAGGATTGGGCTCAAAAAACTGGATCCCGTCGCCTGCAGCAACGCTCGAACTAACAACGACAATTGCATTGGCGGACCCCGTCGTTGACCCTGTCAACAAGGGTCCGGACCAGGGAACATATATACCGTCTTGCGCATGCAACCAGGCTTGATCGGGAGTTAACGTCCATTGCCCATAGTTGCTACGACCCATTCGAACAAACGGAACACGACCCAATCGATTGGGAGCAAAATTATGCACCTTTGACCCACTTGGGCTCAACTGTGACAACATCACTCCCACCAACAGGTCGACATCCATCAGTTCAGTCTTTGAGGTGTATGCTGTATTGATCGATGATGACAAGTTCCTTACGTGTGGATCGATGTTTGTCACATCTGCATACGAACTCATGATGCATGGTACAGGTCGACCGTACCGATTCCACGCCATACCTTGTGCATGGCCATCATTGAAAAACCCACTATGCCACGACAGGTTTGGCGTCGCTGTGCCATAACCCATCACAAACACACGATCGATCACGTTGGTTGGTAAAGGCAAGGCTTCGTCTTCTGGTATGCCAAAGATGGCCCAACCGTTGCCCCCAGTAGGAAAGCTCACGTTACGATTGATGGCTAACGTCGTACCGTTGACGTCATCCCCCAACGCAGTCAGACGCCATTGACCCGTGGTCCACTCAAACGAATTTATTCGAGGTGATAGACCGACAGCAGAACCACGATACAGCGAAGAAGTGGTATTGAACCACATCGGACCGTGCAAGTGACCATCAACGTCGTTGAAGTCAGCCCTTTGTACGCTTCCTGCGCCCGGAGCAATCGAAAATCCACCAGGAATTGTGCCTGAACGATCGGGTACCGACTCAAGACACATCCGGACATGGTACCCGCCAGGAGAGTTTAACATGATCCGGGATGCAGTGGAGGCACCCCGGGTGTTATACCCAGTCGATCCATTGGATCCGGTCGACCAGTTAGGAAGCATGTTTTCCGCCTCAAACAAACGCCACGTCAACGTTGAAGACTCAACAGGCGGGTACTCTGTTGAACGATAATCGATCACAAATGCGTTTGCAGGTACGTTGACAGCCGTCACCCGGAACAAACCAGAGTTACTCTTGGGATAGAGTTGGCTACGAGTGACCAAGATCCTATTGACATCAGCTGATGACACTGTATACGCCGCGAGCGGAACAGCCACGAAGTACTCACTGCCCGTAGCTAGATTGATAGACCCTAGCTGCAGTGTTCCGCTAACGTCGTATGATGCCTTGAGATAGTTGGATGATGTCAGGTCAAAACTGACCGAACTATCGATCGTGTATCCCAGCACGCCGTAAGCGAACAGCGACAACAAGTACATGTTCGTGGCGGGAGCGATTGCTGATGTCACTGTCAAAAAATCGCGAAGCAGGTGAACTGTCATCCTTGGTAACTCCCAGGAAGCGCTCCTCCGCCTTCCCAAAACAAGCCCATGGGCATCTTGGAGCCATCCCAAGGCCACATGATTCCGCCACCGATGTGTATCCAGCGCTCACCCAAACGAATATAGTCAGGTGTGTTCTTCCCAGTTAATCGCAACCTTCGAAGACGAACCCGAGCCGGAGAATACTGCTGCACAGACACTGTACCAGTGTGGTACAACAACACGTCTGATGACATGTACGTCCCGCTTAACGAGTTGTAGTGCACCTTAGAGTACTGTTTTTCGAAAGAAATACCGTCCCACAAACCGCCCGAAGCAGCAGTGATCAGATAATGGACATGGGTGCCGGCGGGGGAGGGGACTCGAGCGAGTGAAGACCAAGCACGTGTCACACCATCCGGACCAATCATTTGAAATCCGCTGTTGTTGCTGTTACCGTATGACCCTGTGCTAGTCGATATGCTACCAGATCCACCTGCTCCTGAGTTGACCCACATCAACCAGGCGATCGGATTGGGATCAATGTCTTGTGAGTACAACCGTTGAGGTACTTCGACGTGCATGCCAGGTTGGATCAACGATGTTCCAGGATTCCATGTGCCGTCTATTCCTTTGTGATGCGTGATCAAAAAGTCACGGCCGCCTGCCATGTAAAAGATCCCTGAACCTGATAAAGCAAACGCGGATGGGAACCACGACTGCGTGATAGCTGTACTGGCGTCTGTGAACGTCGAACCGTTCCACGAACCTGACGGTGAAACCGTCATTGCGATCGACGACTGTGAATTAAGCCATTCAACACGAAATTGCGGCACGGCCTGGCCCGGGTTGACTGCTGGGGCGTCAGACAGGTTCAAGACCATGTGATGGTTACTGCTCCATCCAGCCAACTGACTCGCGGACACCAAGTCAACGACTCTAAACATGATGTTCGATCGATCGGAAAAGTGGGCTTTGGCACCAAAACGAGTCGTCCCACCCGTTGCAACGTCGACGCGTATCGTTGAAGCGTTATCGACTCCGATGATGCGGTAAACGCTGTCGTCAGTCGAAGATTCACCTGGTTTCCACGTCACTAGGTACTTGTTGTAAAGAGCACCCGTAGCGTTGAGGACAGAAAAATCCAGCGCGTTGCTGTTGAATCGATCAGAACCAAATTGTGTTGAACCATCACTCCCGCGAGCAACGACGACATTCGACCCAGTACCAAACCCAGACGGAAACACTGTACCAGAAACTGCAGCAAACCCACCTGGTGAGGAGTTGTCAGCTGTTCCATTGACACAGAATCCCCAGAATTCATATAACAATGCAGCAAAGAAACGCGATCCTTGTTGTGTTGTCAACAACACATCAGGTGGTGTGATCAATCCCTTGACAAACTTGATCGGATGCGTCGGATCTGGGTTTCCATATGCCATCAGCTATGATCTATCTCCTTACGCCGTCACCTGGCCCACGTCCAATTCTGACTCAAACAATTCTTTTTGAACGTTTCACTAATCTTTCTTCGTGTAACTTCTCCGCGGTGTTTGCAAACATTCCGTTCTTTTCGCCAGCTGTTGAAAGTTCGACTTTACAGGATTTTACTTGCCAGTGTCGCGAGGGGCGATCTTTCTCCCTTGACTAAGGTCACGTGTCCCGCGATTGCATAATCCTTGAACTTCTCAACAGCAAACGTCAAACCGTTCGTAAATGCATCAACGTGCACGTTGTCAATCTGTTCAATATCACCCGTCAGAACGATCTTTGTACCATCACCGACTCGAGTGACGATCGTCTTCAGCTCGTGCATCGACAGGTTTTGAGCTTCATCAATGACAATGAATGCGTTCGGAATCGACCTGCCACGGATAAACGTGATCGCCTCGATCTCAATCAATCCTCTTTCTTGCATTAACGACAGGTATGCGCTATCATCATACTGTGAAAACGAGTGTGCATTCCCAGGTTGTCGCTTGGGTTTCTTCTTGCCCCCCATCAAGAAATTTAAATTGTCTCGTACCGGTGCAATCCAAGGCTCCATCTTTTCTTGCATAGTTCCTGGTAGGAATCCAATGTCCTTGCCCACAGGCTGCACTGGTCGGGTGACGATCAACTTATCGTACCTCGCCGTCGCCGCTGCACCGCTCATTCCTTTCAATTGTTCTAATGCGGCGGCCAGGGCCAGCAACGTCTTTCCGGTTCCAGACGGTCCGACCATGGTCAACAGCTTGATATCGGGGTCAAACAACAGGTCTAATGAAAAATTCTGTTCCTTGTTGCGAGGCTTCAAACCAAACGCAGAATCGATCTTAGCCACCGGTACCAGCTTTTTTGCTGGTTCGACGTACTTCGCAATGGCTGACTTGATGGTCTGCTTGTCCTGGACGTTTTTTATCACAACGATCTGGTTTGGATATAGCTTGACGCCCAAGTCTGAGTGAGGATACGGCAACGAATTGTGTTTGAAAAACTCTTCGACGCACTCTTCAGACGTCTCAACAACCTCAACGCCACGGTAAAACTTGTGTGCGTCAGGCGTGACACGCATCTTCATGTAATTCTCTGACTTAACGCCTAAGGAATCACACTTGATCCTGACATTGATGTCCATCGACACCAGAACGACGCTGTCTGACGGCGTCTTTTGCTTGACAAAGTTGGTTAGAGCCGCAGCAAACGAAATGATCTGATTGTCGACTTTACCGCTATCAAACTCTGACGGCATGTTTCTTGTAGCATGGACTGCGTCTATGGACACAATCTTCAACAACCCACCGTCAGGCATCCGGATGCCATCAATCAAGTTTCCCGTAGAGCGCAGTTCATCTAGTGTCCTGCTGACCTGACGAGCATTCTTACCAACCTCATCAGAACGACTCTTGTGTCGATCAAGTTCCTCCAACACAGCCATCGGAATTATGACATCGTGTTCATGGAAAGAAAACATCGAACCTGGATCTGACAACAACACGTTTGTGTCTAAGACGTACGTTTTCTTCATATCAATCTTTGGGCGTTAACCTAACTGAATGCTCATCGTGTTGAAATTGTACACTAAGTTACCAGATCGTACCTTACACCATAACAGGACCAATGATGAAAGAAGACAAACGACGACTCACAGTCGTCAATGCAAACAGCGTGGTGCCCGAGACAACGTGTTTTGCTGCGCATGAAACGTACAATGTCGATTGTAATCGACGAACGTGTCCGCAGTGGATCGTTAACGGTGAAAGCCACAACTGTGTCATCATTGCCGCTCGATCGGGTCCTCACACGCTACAAAAGATCGGAACGATCTTTGGATTGACACGCATGAGGATCTGTCAGATCGAAAAGGACATTTTTGAAAAAATCCGTCAGGCTAGCTGATCGACGAGTTCAACCCCCAGCTGGTGGCGGTTCTTCCGCTTTGTCCTTCTTCGTCATCTTTTTCATGGGCGGCTTCTTTTGAGACTCGTCCGTTGGTTCAGTCGATTGTTCAACTGATTTAGCGTTGGCAACATCTTGAGGTTGTTCGCTCGTAACTGTTTCGACAGTAACCGTGGGACGAACTGTGGACTCAAGTGCCTTGAGCTCAGGCTGATCGACAACTGGAGATGTGCCGTGTGATAGTCTGCCAGACGCTTTTGTGTGCCTGTGGGCTTTCGTTGGATCGAGCTTAAGATCAGTGATGTCAGCGAGTACTGCTCTAGGTGATGGCATAATTCCTCAGGAATAAGTAACTTGTTTGAAACGACGATGCCCTGACATTTGCCAGGGCACCTTGTGTTAACGATGTATGTTGTAGATCCTTCAAGCACCTGCTGTGACAGGCTCAGCCGGATCTTTTGCCTTTGCAGCCTTTCGAACCTTGTCAAGTTCAACCGTCGTCTT